AACAGCGTGGGAATGACGTTGCTGCCGACCACGGGGTCGCCCGTGCGGTTGCTCTGCACGTTGAGCGACAGCCCGGTCAGCGCGCCCACCGGCGTGCCGCCGATGGTGAGCAGGCCGTTCACCGCGGCCAGCAGGCCGCTGGTGCTGGCCGCCGTGGGCGTGCTGAAATACTGGCTGCTCGAGGTGGTGACGCCCTGGCCGGTGATGCCGATGCCCACCGTGGCCAGGCCCGAGGCGGGCAACTGGATGTCCAGGCCCGAAGGCTGGCAGCCGGTGTACAGCTCGCCCTGCACCAGGTCGCCGAACCAGTGCTCGATGCTGTAGCTCTTGTTGGTGTGGCCGCTGGTCGGCGCGTAGGTCTTCTTGCCTGGCAGCGTGACGGTGCAGCTGGCGATGGGGCCTTCGGCCACCAGCGCCGTGCCGTTGAGCACGCGAACCGTCATCACCGTGGAGGTGAGCGCGGTGATCAGCAGGTTCTTGTTCAGGTTGCTGGCGTTCACCGAGCCGGCGGTGATGCGCACCACGTCGCCCTTCTTGATGCCGCTGGTGAGCCAGTCGCCCGCGCCACGGGTGATGGTGTACGGCCCGGCGCCGGCAATGGTGAGCGACAGGCTGGACACCGCCGACACGGCGGCGAAGTCGCGGCGCAGCGCGGCGGCCATAAAGTCGGCATAGCTGCCGGGGCTCAGTTCGCCGCTCAGCGTGCCCTGCACGCGGCGCACGCCGTGCCGCATGTCCTGCATCTGCTGGTCGGTGCGGATCTCGTTGGACTGGTAGGTGTCCTTGGTGAGCGCCAGGTCGGACGTGACGCGGCGCAGGTACTGCGCGCCGGCCGCGCCGGGCGCGGTGCCGTAGGTGGACTCGACCTTGTAGGCCAGGGTCTTGAATACGCCGGATGCTGCGGGCATGGTGGGCTCCGTGTCAGAGGGTTGCCGCAGGGTTGCCCTGCGTGGTGATGTAGGTCACTTCGAAGAACTGCCGGCCGACCACGATGGGCCGCTCGCCGGCGTTGCTGATGTCTGGCGCGTAGCCGCTGGGCACGATGGACTTCACGCCGGGCAGCGCCGCGCCGGCGGCGATGGCCTCCACGTCGGCCACCAGCGAATCGCGCGCCGCGGCGTAGCCGGAAACCTGCTGCAGCTCGGCCGTGACGGACAGGCGCAGGCTGCGCTCGATCAGCCGGCCGGGGCCGCCGGGCAGCGTGGCGGCGCGCTGCAGCTCGCCGGCGTCTTCCACCACCAGCGCGGGAAAGGCGGTGCGCACGTCGCTGGGCGAATCGAACACGCGCGCGCCGGCCGCGGTGCCGCCGGCGGCAAGGGCCGCGGCCAGCGCCTGGCGGATGGCGGTGCGCGCATGGATCATTGCCGCTCGAGCATGAGAGTGGTGACGCCGGTGCCGTCAGGCTGCACCGAGGTCACGCGGTAGAGGTTGCTTTCCACCAGCAGCAGCGAGGCCTGCGTGGCCGCGGCCGCGCTGCTGGTGGGCAGCGTGAACATGGGCTGACGGCTGGCCATGCCGAAGGCTTCGGTGTAGGCGTTGTCGAAGATGCCCGTCACCACCACGCCGTCGAGCGTGGCCGTGGTGGCCAGCTCGGCGGCGTTGAAGAAGGGGGACAGGTCTTCGGTGAACATCACACGATCTTGGTCTTGCCGGATGCGGTGACGCAGACCAGCGAAGGGCCGGTGACGATGGTGCCGACGAAGCCCAGGAAGCCGCCCACCACTTGCTTGGGATCGACGGTGATCTTGGTCGTGGTGTTGGCGCCGGTGGTGCCGAACGTGGCCCCGGTGATGTCTGCGGCGCTGCTGCCGTTGGCATCGGTGGCAGATTGCAGCTTGCCGGCGATGGTGCCCGTGACGGCGCCCAGCTCCAGCGTCACCATGATCTCGCCGTCATACGGGCGAACGTCGAGCCACATGCCAGAGCCGCTGGTGGCGGCGGCGGTGTTGGCGGCAGACACGGGACGAAGCAGCGCTTTTGAGGTTGCTGCAGACGCTTGATTCATCAACATTCACTTCTCCTTGCGCGCCGGCTGCGGCGCGACGGGTTGCGGGATTTCCTCCGCAGCTTCGGGCACAGGTTCGACGGCGCCGATGTTGCGTAGATAGTTGGCCAGCTGCGGCTCGAGATCAGCCACCTGCCCGGCGGCAAGATGCCGCTCCGGGCCAGTGCAGACGCCGCGAATCGCTCGGACTTTCATCACGACAGGTTGGTGGAAACGACGAACGCCTGCGGGTAGCGCAGCAGCGTGTCCACCATCCACATGGCGCGGATGCCGACAGTGGCGTTGTTGAATCGGGTTCCACCGTTGTCTTGGGCCAGCTCGAGGACCCCCCATTCACCGATCAACAAATGTTCCCAGGACCCAAAGATCAGGTTCCCCGATGCCAGTTGCTCAGACGACATGGCGCGCATGCCCCAGATGGTGCCGTCGTTGGGGTTGCCTTCCCAGATCGGCGTGTCGGTGCTGCTGAAGCGCTGCTTGCCGCTCAGCAGCGACGCGCCGGCGGCGTTGGTCACCCAGCCAGGCCGGCCGAGCACCGCGTTGGCACCGGCCGCGGCTGCCCAGAACGCCCGCACCTTGTCCCAGGTAACGCTGGCCGCGTCCTGGCCCGAAGTGATGCCGGTCGTGTTCTTGATGCCCAGCGGCTGCGCACCGCCTACGCCGTTGATGGCCTTGTTGTCCACTTCGGTGGCCAGCGTGCGCGCCAGGTCCCCCATGACAAATGCCTCGGCGGCGGGCGACGACTGGCGCAGCAGCTGCTCGGTCACATCCGTGATGACAATGGCGGTCTTGGGCGTCATCGACAGTTGGCCGAGGGTCTGGTCGGCCGCCGTGACTGCCGCAGCTTCACCCGCCTGCCAGGTCACTGCAGGCGATGCGGTCTGCCTCACGAACGACACATTCCCCACAAGCCCAGGAAGCGACGTTGCCCCCATGGCAGCGCACATCGAGCGCGCGCGCAGGATGTCGATGAAGCCCATGTTGGTGACATCCACCATGTAGCCGCCCTTGGATCCCGGAGTCGTCGCCATCGTGCGCTGGTGCAGCTCCCGATCCTCGGCAGGCCGCTGCAGGATCTCGACCGGCACGTAGAAGCTGCCGGTGTCGGTCAGATTCATCTTCTTGGCAACTTCGCGCGAGCACTCCAGCTCGAAGGCCGCCTGGCTGCGGATCTCCGGGTTCATGTGGCCGTACTTGATGGCGCGCATGACCTTGAAAAGGCTGTATTGCTGCGTTTCGCGCTTGCTCAAGCCCGCCGCGCTGGCGTAGGTCTTCTGCGTCTCCTGGCGCTGCACCTGGATGTCCAGGATCTCGCGGGCCACGACATCCATCTGCGCGCCGCTGCGGATCCATTCCGCCTCGATGCGAGAGTCGATGTTGTTGGCTTTTGCCAGATTGCGAATTGCCGTCATGCGAGTGTTCTCGATCTCCATTGCCGACTGGCGGCTGGTGTAGTCCTCGGTGACGACGATCTGCGGGTTGGCCACGGCTTGACCCGCGGCGGCTTGGTTTTCGGCCATGGTTGGCACTCCAGGTGAAGCGGCTCGCGCCGCGGGTTCGGAAACGGCGCGCACGACGCGCACCGGCTTGGCTTGGTCTTCGGCCTGGCGGCCGATGCCGATAGACGCATCGGCGGGGACTGACACGACGGAGCACTCCAGCGGAACCCACCTGGTAGCGGTAAAGGTGCCGCGCTTGCCCTCGGTCATTTCCTCGATTTCGTATCCGATGGAGATATTGCGCAGTCCGCCGCGCACCATCGCATGCACTTCTGCGGCTCGCGCGGTGTCGAACAGGTGCGCGTCCACCATCAGCCGGCCATCGCGCACCCGAGCGCCATCGACCATGCCGATAGGATCGTTCCAGTCGTGATTGAACAGCAGAGGTGCCGCGCCTTGTGCGATGCGCTCCATGCGGATAGCACCGGGTTCGTGGCTCAGCACCTCGGTGCCGAAGTGCCGCTCGACGGGCGCCTCGCTCGAAGCGGAAAACGACAATCGCACGGTCTTGTCGTCGGGCGATTGCCTGATTTCGATGTCCTGCGGCGTCAGGTCGCGCGCCATGCGGCCGAGCTTGATCTCGTCGCTCATGCGGTTTTCCTTTGCAGAATGGAGGCGACGCGCCGCGCCGGGGCGTCGCCTTCCTCGTCGTCTTCAGGCTCGGCCTGCGCAGCGGGCTGCTCCACCGGCTCCACAGGCTCCTCGACGGTGGTGTCCACGTCGATGCCGGCCGCCTCGAGCATTTCCAGCTCGCGCTGGCGCGTGGCGATCACATCCTCGATGTCCATGCCGCCGGCGGTCTGCGCCACCACGTCGGTGATGGTGGTGAAGCCGGCCTTGACGGCTTCCTTGTAGGCGTTGACTTCCTTGGTCGGGTCCACCCAGCTCCAGCCGCGCAGCTTGAACATCACCGCCTCGTAGCGGCGCGGGTCCACGGCATAGGCGTCGATGGGCACCGACGCCACGGCGCGCGCGAACACGGCCTGCTGCAGCCAGATGCGGTACAGCGGCTCGCGGAACGAGCGCACCCACCACTGCTGCAGCGCCTTGTAGCCGTCGCGGTCGTCCAGCAGCGCCAGGCGGCTGCTGCTGTAGTTGCTCTGGCTGTAGTCGCGGCTGAGGCTTTCGTAGCTGGTGCCCACGCCGGCCGCGATCTCGCGCAGCATGGCGCGCATGAACTCGCTGAAGGCGCTGTTCGGCCGGTTGGGCGCGTGAAAGTCCAGCTCCTCTCCGGGGCGCAGCTCCTGCACGGTGAGCGACTGGATGTCCATGATGCCCGCGCCGGTGTCGTCGGTGGCGTCCTGCAGCGGGTTCTGCTCTT